TTTCTGCCATTATTTTTCAACCTCCTCAATATAAACAAGCCCATTTTCTACTCCCCATTTATATTTTTTATTATTTTTAGTATCTTTAATTGTATTAGCTTCTTTCTTAAATTCTTCATATTGCGAAGTAAGATTTTCTTTAAATTTTTCTAAATTAGTACCATCTTTTGCTTTAATATCTTCTGCTTTTAGCTCTATTGCACCTGTTTTGTTATTTACAGATTGTACAGGAACTTTAATATTTCCTATTTGTTTTTCTACATTTTTAATATCTTCTTTAGTTGCAATCGTTACTGAAGGATCTAGTTTTAAAGTTACACTTTCAGTATTAGATACCTGAACAATTAATTTAATGTTTAAATCTCTGCCACTACCAGTGGAAAGTAAAGGTTTATATGTTTCTGGATATTTAGAAATTATTAATAAATTATCTTCATCATCAAAGATTCCAACTTCTCTAATAGAAAAACCACCAACGGATGCAGGTATTAATGTCTGTATAATAATCCAATTTTTATTTTTAGAATCTGTAGTAATGCTATTAATAGTTCCTTCCCATACTTTATGTTTTAAATCCTCCTGATTTTCTATAGGATTATAATAAGTACCGTTACTATCTCCTACTTTAATTTTTGCAAAATTAACCTTTGTTCCAAGTGCTGTTGCATTAGCTAATTTCGCTTGGCCTATTTTTGTTAATAGCGTATAGAATTGCTCTGCCATTTAAGAATTAACCCCCTTTGGATATATAGTAGTTTGTTCAAAGTCTATTCCATTTCCTAAACCAATGTTTAAATTTGTATTTATTTCTATAGCCTTTGGTGTATATGGATAAATAGTTGTTGTTTCTGCACTTAATAAAGTTGTGCCTAGGTACAAGTTACTATTTGTTGTAGAAATTAAATTATATGTTGCTTCTAAGTGTGCAGGTTGTATCTCTTCAATTATGTTATACAGACTATTTAAAGAATACGAAAAACCTTTATTAATACTCTCTAAAGCTAATGAAAAATAAGATTCTTTATTATGTTCTGTTACTCTTACCTTATCTGCATAAGCTTGCGCAATTTCTTCTATAACTTTTTTAGTTGTAGTACCTTGCCCTCTGAGTTTTGCTAGAATATTTGCTCTACGTTCCTCAATACTTTTACTTGTATCTGTAGTAATACTTACAAATTCTTCCCACCAACTTAATCCCCAAGTGGCAGTTTTTACAAAGCATTGTGCTTTTAAATCCTTAACATCTAAATTTAATTTATCAATTTCCTTTTGCTGAGTACTATAGATGTTTTGCATTTCTTTAATATTAGATATAAAAAAAGGTACATAGTTTTTAAGTAACACTATCTACCACCACCTCGATGTTTTTCAAAATTGCTATACTATCTTTTTCAAGCTTAATATCTTTAGTATTGCTATTTATTTTTAACTCTGTAAAGTCTGTAACTTTACCTACATTAAGTACACAATTAACTATACGATTGTATCTAACTGTATCAGTATTCAAGCTAATATTTTTCAAATAATCTTGTATATTAGTTTGTATATCTTTTTTAATTTCTTCAAGATCACTTTTATTTGCAATTACTTTAATACTAATATTTAATCCAATTTCAGTTATACCTGAAACTGTAACATCTGCTCCAATTGGTCTAACTTCCTCGATATGTTTCTTAACATTATTAATTATTTCGTTAGAAGGTGCTTTACCATTACTATCTACAATTACAACTTTTACTGTACCTCTACCTTGCCAACGTGGAATTACAATAGCATTACCAACTCCACTTGTTTCCATAGCCCACAATTTATATTCATTTTTGTTGCCACTTGTTGCAGGCGTTCTAACTTTTAATATTAATCTATTATAAAGTTGCTCATCAGTCTCGGTATCTCTACCATTTTCAACATTATTTAAATTTTCAATTTTTGAGATTCCTATTAATTGTATTGGGAGTTGATTTATTTCTTTAGCTTTTACATTATATTTTGTACCTTCTTCCATAGCAATTACAGGAATAATTGTTGTTCCATTATCTTTTATAGTATCTTCTTTAGTAGTTTTAAATATAACTCCCAAAGATGTTTGTATTAAAGTACCTTCTTCAATTTTAGTACCTTTAGCACCATAAAAAGTTACATTAGTTGTTGCATGTTCCCCAAGTTTTCTAAAGACTCCATGCTCCTCGCATCTTAACTCTAGCTCTTCGGAATATCCATTTTCTAATGCAGTTTTAGCAAATACAGCATCTAAGCAATCATCTAAATCTTCTCTAGTATCTTCAAGTTCATAAGCAGCAGGTGCTAAAGCATCATGTATTAGTGTACCTTCACATTTATATACATCTGTTTCTAAATAACTAAGCATTCGATTTAATATATCTTTACTATCTTCACTATACATTTACCTCAACCCCTTTATTATAAATTGTATTTACTTTTATACTAGTTAATAGAGTATCTTTGTTAAAGTCTAAATTAAAGTTTTCTATACTAAGAATATATTTATTAACTAATAAGCATTCACTCAACATTCTATACATTTCAGATTCTATAAACTCTCTAGTAAATTGTTTGCCTATTAGCAATTCTTCAAAGTCATTTCCGTAGTTTCTAGAGTAGATTTTGAATTTATCTCTTTTTACATGTATTGCTTTCCAAATCCACACCTTTATAGCTTCATCTTTTTCTACAATAATATTTTCACCTAACTCATTTGTTAGTAAAGTTTCATTTTCAAAATCTATAGCATATTCTTTAAAAGTTTCTAATTCTCCAATATCATTAGTAACATCTATTTCATCATTTAAAATATTATCTGGAAATATACTCAATACTACACCACCTTTGCAAGTACAATATAAGTTTGTAAATCTGCAGTCGGTAATACAGCAACAGTATCTCCAGTTCTTAATATCGTTTCTAATGTGCATTTTTCTTTTGTAATACTTGTATTATTTATAGTAATTTCTTTATCATGTTGTAATAAGTCTACATTTACTTTTAAATTATATTTTTCTAAGAGTAAATCTCCAACTTTAATTTTTAAAGAATTTGCATTTAAAACAGTCCCTAATTGTATAGGTGGAGGATTATTTTTTTCACCTGCTTCCTCCATAGCTTTCACTAGACTAATAAAAGGATCTTGTTTCATATATATCACCTTCTTTTAGATTTCTTTTTAGGTGTAACTTTTTTCTTCTTAGATTTTTCTTTGCTTTTCTTAGCCTTTTGTTTCTTCTTAGCTTCTGCTTTAGCTTTTCTTTCAGCACGTTTATTTTCTCTTATTACTTTTTTCTTTTCTCTTTCTTGTTTCTTTTCTTCTTTTATAGCTTTCTTTTCTTGCTTAGTATCAAATTTCTGTGTATCGTCAGATTCTTTAGCGTCCATCTTACATACAAAACTTAATGTTAATTCTGTAGTATATTCTCCTGTTTGTATATCCCACGTATGAGTGTCTGCTATAATATGCATTTTTGCATTACTCAAAATATCTACATAAGGAATTTGAGTGTGTACTGCATAACCTGTTCTATAATCCCAATTACCTAATACTTTACATTCAACTTCTTTGTCCACTCCATGCAGTTTATTTTTAGCTACAACATTAGCATCTTTATCTTTTTCTTTTACATAGTTATCTTGTAAAATTCCATAATAAGCAATTTCGCCATTAGTTTGCACTTTAGATATATAGTTATTGTTCTCATCATAGATTTTAACTTTATTTACCATGTTACCCATACTGTCTTTATAACTAAAACTAATCAAATTGCCGTCACATACAGTTGCATTTGGATCACTTGCAGGTTTAATAATTGTATTACTTAATATTCCACCCATTTCTCCTACATTAACTTTAATACCATCCATATATATAAAATATTGCTTTCCTGTTTGTTTACTTACTTGTGTGTAAAGTTCCATAATTGCATCGTATACTTTTTTTTGTGCTAGTAAATATCTTAGCTTTATATTACTAGTTGCAATAATTCCTGCTTCAACTCCAATTTCACTTAAAATATCTCTAGTAGCACTATCAGCTGTAATATTATTATAATTTTTAGTTATAGTATTTTTATTTAGATAGTAAGCATAATCAAAAGCTGTAAACTCTAAAGTATCTTCACTTGTTAATGTTCTGTCTATCACAACACCTCGGAATATTTCTTTATTGTTTAAAGTAATCCAAACTTTTGTACCTGCTCCTATTTGCATTTTCCCAAGTAGAATATTATTTTTCCTATCAGTAATACTATAATAAATACTACAAGATAATTGTCTAGATACACTGGTCAAACTATTGCTCAAAGATACGCTTTTACATAAGTCTGTTATTTCATGAACGATATTATCATAAGACTTTAAAATTCTTATCATATTCTGATCTCACACCCTTTTAAAGAACGCCACTCTTTAAAGCTTATTGTAAAATAAACATCTCTTGTACCATCTTGCTCTCCCCAAGAGAATTCCTCTATTGTACATTGCATATTTAACTTTGTTCCTGTTACGACACACCTGCATACTTCTTTACTAGTTCTTGCTTTTTCTAGTATATCTACATACCAATAAGGTTCAAATGGTGTATACTGTAAAAAGCTATAATCTTGCTTTGGAAAAAAACTACTAAAGCTCCAACTTTGTAAAGATTTATTACCCATTACAGGCAATTCTCCAAAATTCATTATATTTACTGTTTTATTCATGTTTCCTGCTGCAACTTCAAATTCAGCAGGAGCTACAGGAAGTTGAAATATCTCTCCCCCTGCTTTAATCCAAAACTGCATATCTGGGAAAACGTGTTGTTGCATTTAAAATACCTCCAAATAATAAAGATACTATAGAATCTATAGTATCTTTAAGTCATATTTAATTGTGCTATTTTAATTTTTCGCACTAATGCATTTGCAATTTTATCTATATCGCTTTCTTCTCTAACATGTACATCACCAAAAGTTATTGTTATGTTGCCATTATTTCCAATTAATTTATTAGTATCTTTATTGTCAAAAACTTTACTACCTTTAGGCATTTGTACTATTTCTGGACCATGCTCTCCAACTACAGAAAATCCTCCACCCCAATAGCTAGTACCTAAAGCATTTTTACCAGATATTTTATCTCCAACCCATTCTGCACCTTTTTTAACTAAGTTAACTGTACCAGTAATAGGATGTTTTAAGAACTCCTGTAAATTATTCCACCATTCTCGGATTTTATCTATTACTGCTTTTGTTTTTTCTTGTATTCCGCCCCAATTTTCTTTCCATGCTGTATATAATCCTATAACTGCTGCTACAAGTAATCCTATCCCTATAATTAACCAGCCAATAGGACTTGCACTAAATGCTGCATTTAAAGCCCATTGTGCTACAGTTAAAGCTTTAGTAACTCCTGTTAATGCTATACTTGCAACTTTATGTGCTATTAAAACTATAGTATGTGCAGCTACAATAGCCTTTTGAAATAACCAAGCAATTGTTTGTGCAGTTATAGCAGCTACTGTTTTCCAACCTGCTGCTGCATAGCTTATTATAGCAATTATTAATTTACCTGTTATTATTGCTGCAGTTTTTGCAGCTTGAGCTCCTGTTTTAATTATAGCCACTATAAATGTTGCTGTTAATTTAGCACCTGAAATAGTTGCTTGAATACCTGTTTTTATAATAGCTCCAATAAAACTTGCTGTTAATTTAACACCACTTATAACTGCTTGAGCTCCTGTTTTAATTATAGCTACTATAAAATGTCCTGTGATTTTAGCTCCAGCAATAACTGCATGAGTCCCTGTTTTGATTAATGCTGGTCCAAAAATAACTCCTAATACTTTAGCAACTTTTTTTATAGTTGGTTCAGCTTTTTTTAGGGATTCTTTAAATTGTTTAATTTTCTTTTTAACTTCTTCAAATGCTTTTTTTACTTTATCTAAAGCATTATTTTTTAAATTAACAAATGCCTTTTTTACTTTATTAGTAAATTCACAGATTTGTTTCCAATGTGTTATTAACACTGCTGCAACAACTGCGATAGCCAGTAAGCTTAATACTACTAAATGTCCTGGACTGCTTAACCATGCTAAAACTCCGCCAGCATTTCTAATAGTATTTGTTAGCTTGTTTATACTTGTAATAGTATTGCTTATGCTTTTTCCAATTTTACTAACTCCTAAAAGAATAGGACCTATTATAACTAGCCACTTTCCTACATTAGCTATTATTTTTTGTTGTGCTGGTGTTAAATTGTTTAATTTATTTGCTAAAGAGCTTATGCAACTTGTTATATTTTCTAAAGTCGGTGTTAATGCTGCACCCAGACTTATTAAAACATTATGCATTTTATTTAATGCTTTTCTAAATTTTTCTCCTGGAGTTTCCATTTTATCAACTGCATCTTGTAATGCTGTTGTATTATTTTTCATTTGCTCCATAGATTCATTATATTTTTTCATTCCTGTGTCACTTGTTAGCATTAATATCGTGTTTAATCCTTCAACACTTCCAAACATAGTAGCCATAGCACTTACATCGCTATCACCTGTTTTTGCAAGTAGTTCCATATCTTTAAGAAGACCTTTGTTTGACTTTTTTAGATTTTTATACATTTCTGTATTTTTCTTTCCTTGCTGTTCTAATTTAAACATTTCGGAACTATTTTTAGAATAATTTTTAGACATTTGATCTAGTGCAGGACTAGTTTTTCTTAATTTATCAGCTAAATCTTTTAAAAATGGCATCCAACCTTTTGTATGTATCTCACTAGATTTAAATTTTATTCCTAATATATCAGCTGCATCGGCTGCTTCTTTGGAAGGTTTTATTATGTTAGATAGTGCAGCTTTTAGTCCAGTAACAGATTCAGCAGTATCTAATCCCTGTGCAGTGGTTACTGCCATACTACTAAATAGTTCTTCTGTTTTCATTTTTAATGCACTAGCGATAGGTGTAACTTTACCCATACTTTTAGCTAATTCTCCAAATGTTGTTTTACCTAAATTTTGCGTTATAAGCATTTGATTTGCTATTTTATTAGCCTTATCTGCTTCATAGCCATAAGCATTTAAAACATTAGTAAGACCATTTACACTAGTTGCAGTATCAGTAAAACCACCTTTAGCAGCCTTTGTTGCTACCCCTAAAAATTCTGTTACCTTTGCAGTATCTACTGAAGCTGACAATGCTTGATATTCAGCTTCTGCTAATTCAGTTGCACTTAATCCAGTCTGATTTGATAGTTCTAAAATTCCTTTTTGTAAGTTATCCATAGATACTTTAGTAGTATCCGCTATGGTACTTACTTTTGCCATTTTGTCTCCAAATTCTACACTTGATTTTACAGCTAAAGTCCCTAAGCCAACTAATGGCACAGTTAAACTTTTAGTCAAAGTACTTCCAAGTTTTTCAGTACTTTTAGAAACCTTTTTTATATCTTGTGAAACATATCTTGTTTGTCTTTGAAAATTAGATAGATTTTGTGTAACATGTCTTAGTTGTCCTGAAAATTGATCACGTAATTGCAATATCGCATCTATAACATGTGCAATAAACATTACCTCCTTTCTTTTAAAATAAAAAAAGACATCTATTACTAGACATCTTTTTCATTTAAATTATTCGCTTATATTTATATCTAAAACTCTATATTTACTTAAATCTTTAGTAAATTCCAATTTTACAATAAAGTTATTCCTTAGTTTTGCTCCAAAACTATTTTCAGCATCTACATAACCAGATACATTATAAACTACCATATCTTTATTTGTACTATTTGTTTCCTTTATATTATATTCGTTAAAGTCCCATGGGAAACTTGCCGTGTTAGGACATTTTAGTTTTTGTTTAACAACTGATTGAGTAATTGTAACTATATTAGCTGTTATATCCTCTTTATTATCTGTCTCGTTACTTTCTCCACTACATCCAATTAAAAGAATTGTAAATATACAAATCAATAATATACTTAAAATTTTTTTCATATAATACACCCCTAGTATATTATATACCATTATTTTCTTCTCTTCTATCTTTGATTTCTTGATTTACAAAAGCATGTAGTATTTTTTTTTCTCCTTGCTTCATCATATAAAAAGAAGATGGTGTAATGTTTTTATGTTTAAATAAATAATACATCAAACTTACTTCACCATCTTCTTTTATTAGTTTTTTATTTCTTCTTCATCATCTTCTTTTTCATATCCATTTAATTCATTTATAACATTGTATAATTCATCTACCTCACCAGGAAGTAATAACAAATTTAAAAGATCTTTAAAAGAAGGTAATTTATAATGCTTTAATAATTCAACATTTTTAAATACTTCTGGACATCCTTCTATTACTGTGTTTGCTCGCATATCTCCAGTTTTTAATTCTTTTAATTCACCTTTTTTATTTAAATCTAGCATTTCACTTTGTATTTCAGACATTTTCTCATTGTTTACTGCTTTGCATTGAAAAATAAACTCTTGTCCACCCAATTTTCCTAATTTTAATTTAACTTCTTTTGTAGGTGCTTTTATTGCTCCCATATCTAATGCTAATAATCTTTCTACTGTATTCATTTATAAATTCCTCCTATTTATTTTATATCAAATCTAATGGTTCCCAATCTGCAAATGCAAATGGTATACTTTGTTCTCCATTCTTTCCAGCTTCCCAATCAGCAAGTGTTAATTCATCAAATGTACACTCTTTTAACCAAACACGTTCAACTCCAAAAGCATCAGGATCCTTTAAAACACTTTTTATATCAACAACTGTTTGTTTTCCTTTTTTTAAATTGTCTGATATAAGTTTAATAAAATAACTTGTTACTTTATTAAACTTTATAGTTCCTTTACCACTTCTACCTACTATTTTTTTATGTTCTCCTAAGTCACCGCACATTTTTACGTCATTATACTTTAAACTTATTTTTGCTTGCAATGCAGTTGCCTCGGCTATTTTCTCACCGTTTATAAAGCATTCTCCCCAAGTTCCATTTGCAACATTTTGTGCTTTATATTCCTGTGTCATTTAATCACTCCTTTTACATAGCTATACTAAAGTTTAAGTCTTCCATAGCATCTAAAATTTTAACTTTTCCTTTTAAAAATACATTCGAACCACAAGTATTTTCTTCTATTTCTTGTTGTTTCGCAGTAGATAAATCTATTCCTCTTTTTTTCCAATATAATTTCATGGCTTCTATATTTACATGCACTTCATTTGATTTTTTAGCAAGTATAATACCTTTTTCTAATTCATCAAAATATCCTAAAACACTTAAACAAAACTCAACTTGATTATCATAACTATTTGGGTATTTACCTACATATTCATTTTCAAATGTTTTTCTTATGTCTGTGTACATTAAATCCATAATAGATATAACTTTTATCTTTTTATAATCTTCACTCACACCTTCTCTAGTAGAAGTTAAGCTATTTACAGCTCTACCTATCTTACATTTTTCTCCGTCATTAATTAAAATTAACTCTCCCTTGTTTATTGCTTCGTTTGCATCACTTTTTTTGATATGTGGTACATCCGTAACCTCTGGTAATGCATAGTAAGTAGCACTTATATTAAGTGGTGTTCCAGCTATTATTCCAGCAATTCTTGAACAATATTGAGTATTTGTATAAGTCTTTTCTCCTACTTTTATATTTGTAGTAGTGAAATTAATAATTCCCTCGTAGTCTGCTTTACAACTAGGCAATACTGCTTGTACTTTTATACTTTCTTCTCTTAATCCTTTTATCCATGTTGCTACTTTATCTGTTTCCCCCCTCTGGATACAAGGTACTGCTAAGTAGTCCCAAACTTCTGCTTCTAATACATTTAAAGCATCTTCTAATTTTCCTTCTTCTTTTAGACAATAAAAAATAACTTTTTTAGGCGTTTTATATGCACCTTTAAATGCTAATTCTATTTGTTCTTTATTCCCTTCTTCTAAGCCTTCTGGAATATCTTTTATACTTTCTAAATTAAATAATTTATCTTTTATATTTTTATCTTTTAAAATTAATGCGACTGTACTCTTAGAACCTTTTTCTATAGCGCTTTTGGCTAAAGATTTAAAGACAATATCTATTTTAGGTAATCCCATATCATCACTCCATTTCTATTTCTAATTTTCTCATTGGAGGATATTGTTTTTTATCTTCTAAGCTATCCAACCAATTAAGATTAAATCTAAAACTTAATATCCCATCAATTTCAGTGGATCTAACATTTAAAGGAACTAACTTTCTTTCTTTTATATTTATATAAGGGAAAACTTTCTTTTTTAATATATCTGACATTTTTATGTTATCCAATTGAGTTTTCTCTTTGCTAAAATAATTTATTTCTACCATATAAGAATTTTTTAGAGTATCTGATTTTAATAAATCTGTGCCGCTTATAGGCAAAATTTGAACAAAAAAAGAAGGCCTTTTAAAGCCTTCCTTTACACTATTATCTATTGTTTTAATCCCTGTGTCTTTTAATAAATCATTAATTGCTTTTTTTATGTCTACTAAATCAATCAAGCGCATCCCCTACCTTAATATCTTTTTAATCATTTTTTCTATTTGTTTTGGAAATTCTTCTTCCATTTCTGCCATACTTCTTTCAACCATATGTTGTCCTTGTACAAAACCAATCTCTCGCCCAGTCTTAGTTACTAATCTGTGACCTTTTTCAATTAAATGAAAATGTGGTGCTTTATTAGTCATTTTGATATTCATACCATTACTTTCATATTCTATTGGAAATACCTTGTATGAATTCTTAATATGTCTTTTATCCTTATCCCTATAAGGAGTCTTTTCCTTTGAAAGTTTTCTTACTTTATTCATTCCTTTTTTTAAAGCCTTTTCCGAAAGGTCTGGAACCCTTTTTTCAGCTTCTTTAAACTCTTCCATCAATTCACTTAAACCATTAAAAGAAAAATTTACATCACTCATTATTTTCAATTCTCTCAGTACACATTAATTCTAATCTTTCATTCAATTCGTAAGGATTTAAAATATAATTTATATTATATAACCTATTCTTATATTTAATAAACATATTAGTATTAATATCTTTTCTATATCTAATAGTAACTTTATATACTTGTTCTGCTTCAATCTTATTATTTTCTAAAGTTTCTTTGCCACGAAGTGGTTCTATTCTAGCATACAACTTATTTTTTATTTCTTTTAATTTTAATATAGTATCTTCAACTTCATTTTTTTCTTCAATAAAGGCCCATAAAGATACTTTTTTATTAAGTATTCCTGGATTCACTTTTAAACCTCCAGTACTCTGTTTCTAAAGAAGTTAGTATTGCTTCTAAACTAAAACTTAACTTAGCAGCATGTACACCAATTGCGTTTATACACCTATTTGAATACCATTCGCTTATAAGTAATTTTATAGCTAAGTTATATAATTCTTTAGCTTTTTCATCTAATAAATCATATATATTTTCATCTATGCCTGTAGATGTAAATATATATGATTTTGCAGCATTAAAAAAAGATGATATAGAGGAATCTTCCTCTTTATCATCTTCATCTATCCTTAAATATTGCTTTATATCTTTTAATTCCATAAAAATAACACCTCCTATTTAGCGGTGTTTATAGATTCTATTAATTCTTTTTTATTCTTAGTAGAATATCCTGGTATATTTTTTTCTTTAGCAATATTCTTTAACTCTTCAACAGTCTTACTTTCCAAGTCTTTAGAATCAGCTAGCTCCTTTTCTTTCAATTCTGTATCTTTACTTACAGTAGGAGCCTTAGCTGGGAGAATTTTTAGATTTTGCTATTCTAAAAGCAGATTTTAATTTGATTTGGTGATCAAACCATGCTGTTAATACAAAGCATTCCATACCAGTTTTAATATCTTTATCTCTTTCATAAAGCATATCTAAGTCATAATTAAAATGTGAAAATCTAAAGTCCCCTACAATTGGGTCCTTTGCACTGTCACAAAATATAGCTGGTTTACCTAAAACTTGTTCTGATTGAGCCGTATAAAGAGTGGCATTGCCATTAGCAAGTGTTTCTACAATCTCCATATAATCAGCATAGGTCATGACTATTTTTGCATTTTCTCTATAGTCTTCATGTAAATCTGCTATAGCTGCTTTAATTGCTTTAAATTTATTTGCACCTTCTACAGTTTTTATTTTGTTTTGAGTTGAATAAAAGCTCATGTGTTCTTCTCCTGATTTTGGAGATGAAGCGAATGCAACTTTTCTTTCTTTTGCTGCTAAACCACTTTCTAATGCTGACTCTACAGTTTGAACAATATTTGTATTTGTTCCTCTTAGAATTGTTTCTGAAACCGGTGCAAACACCTTGAATTTGTGTCTAGCAAACTGTACCGTATCACCACTTGCTTGTAATTCCTTTGCAGTTTCAGTATCTGCTATAAAATCATCATTATCTAAAGTAAAAGTAATTTTAGGTACTTCTAAGTTTGTTTCATTTGTAAAAGTAGATATATCTCTTAATGGATTTTTAACAAATGGTTCATGTAATAATTCAGTTTGCATAGTTTTAGGTAAGAACTTTTCTCCACCAGTTGAATTATCAGCACCTAAAGCATTTAAAATTTGTGGACTAACTGATTTATTAGCCATAGTTGCCTTTATTAATTCAGCTTTTGCATTAATAACTTTATTTTTAGGATCTTCTCCTAAATTTTTATTTTGTGCTGCTATTTTTTGTTGTTCTGCATTATCTAAAGCTTCTAATTGTGCTTTTAATCCATTAAATCTTTCTTCTAAATCTTTAACAGTTTGTTTTTGCTCATTTCTAGCTTCTAACGTTGTTTTTGCATCTGCGTACATTTCTGTTAACTTCTTATTTTCATTTCTTAATTGTTCAGCGATACCATCAAAAGTTTGTTGTAATACGAATCTATTCATTTATTATTCCCCCTCAAATTTTAGGTTTATTCTTTTTATTAATGCTTCTATTTCAGGATCTTTTATAATCTTTGTATTATCTATAACTGCACTTCTCTTGTTATTATTTAAAATATTTTTAGGCACATTGTTATATTTATTAAAAAGATTTGATGCACAAGCTACTGCCTCTATATTTTCTTCTACAGTAATATTAAAATACTTAGATGCTTCTTCTCCAGTCATCCATGTTTCATTGTCCATTAATTTGGATAATTCTTCTTTAGTTACGTCATTTTTTGCATTGGCTAAATATATATTTAATATATTTTCTTTACAACTATCTAAACAATCAGCTACTTCTCTTAGTTTTTTAGCATTATAACTGTCAAATAAAAAACATAAAGGATTATGTATCATAAAGTTTGCATAAGAAGGGATAATAACTTCATCACCTGCAAGTGCTATTACACTTGCAATACTTGCTGCTAAACCATCTACATGTACTATTTTTTTACCTTTATGTCTTTTTAACATGCTATAAATAGCAATACCAGCAAAAACAGAACCTCCCCCACTGTTAATGTAAATATCTACATCTTTACTATTTTCTAATTCTTTAAGAAAATCCGAAACATCTTGTGGACATTTATCTTCTTCAAACCAATAGCTTTGCCAAGTTTCTGAAACTATATCTCCATAAAAGTAAAGTTCAGCTTTATCTTCTGTTTGGTTTTTTATTTCTATTTTCCCTGTATTTTTAATTTGACCTGTCTTATCTTTTATTTTTAGTTCTAACACTTTACTCATAATTTCACCTCCTTTCAAATATATCAAGTTATTTTTTATCTATTAAATTACCTATTTTATCTATTGGACACATATCTCTAGATACATAATATACATTACCGCCTGGTATTGGTGGCATATCTTCAAGTGCTCTAATTTCATTAGCACAAAACCAACTTGATCTAATTCCCTTAAAATAAAAATTACCCCTGGTATTCATATCACCACGAGCAAATCCATTTAAAGACATTTTTACTTGTATTCCATTATCTCTTTGAAGTATAGTTAAACATTTTTTACTAAATTCTTGTTCATACATTCTGGCCGTTGGTAGTATTGCATCTTTTATATATTCTAAGTCAGATTGTTCTGCACTAGAATATGCATTTTTACCAGCAGATAATTTACCAATAGGTATATTGTAGGTTCTAGCTACTCTCGCAATAGTTATATCTTCTACTTCAAAAACTTTTGGATCTATAAAATTATTATTTTTTAATTCTTGAATTTCTTTTCCTTGGTCGAGATACAAAATTCCATTTTTCTTAAATCTTTGTATCATTTCATCATATAAATCTAAACTTTCTTTACTTAATTTATTTTGTAGTTTTATTACAACATTAGCTTTTAATCCATTTTTCATTTGGTTCAAAGAAAATTCTTTTATTTCCATATCATACTCTATAGTATTAGTAAGTACATCTAAAGGATTTATAGCAGTATAACCATCTTCACTTATATGATTTACGTTTATTACATGTGAACTATGAACATACACATCTTCATTGTTAGATTTAATTTTAAAATATAATTCTTTTGTATCTTTATCTTGTATAGGAGTAATATACTCATTTTTTAATATCCATATAGCAATTATATCATTGTAAGGGCCATATTCTTTTATTGCATATGCAGAACCTTTTATGTTTCTTATTGTTTCCATGCACCTAATAAATTGAAAAGTAGTCATATATGAGTTAGGTCCATATTCTAATAATCTAGCTAAGTTATTTTCTTTAGGAGTTAGTTTTTTATAATCCTGTCTTACAGAAATCGGTGCACTAGCAAGACTATTACTCAACATAGATACTGCTCCAAAAATAGTTTCATTTGTTGCCAATTTTCTATTTGTAAAAGCAAAACCACTAAATCCACTGTCTATTCTTCTTACATAAGGAGTTTTAAACATAAAATTTCTTATTTTATTAAGTATTCCCATGTATTCACCTCCTTCTATACATCAGGACTATAAAATATATCATTGCTTCCCTCGCTAAGTATTCCCATCATTCTTGCATGTGATATAGTAGTAGATACTGCCGCATCTATTCTTTCACTACTTTTCTTTTCTTTCCAAAGTTTTAAGTTTTCTTTTCTATCCTTATCTTCTACAGCACAACTCATGCAGTAACCTAAAACCGGATTACCATCATGCAAAACTTCACCCTGATATACTTTCGCTCTAAAATCCTTTGTTGGTTCAGATAACATAGCAAAAGTTTGAGGTATTTCTATTGCAAGAACACCTAATTCTTCAAATTCATCAGCTATATCTTGACAATGCCAAGGATCATATGCTATTGAATCTAAATCAAAACCATATTGTTTTTTCTTTTCTAAAATATAATCTATTATATATTCATTTCTAATTTTAGCACCTGGTATAACAGTTATATATCCTTGCTTTACCCATAAATCATACGGTACCTTATCAGTTTTTTTCTTATCTTCTAAAGTATCTTCTGGAATAAAACAGTGATTTAAAACTAATACTTTATCATTTTCTAAGTCAAATTCAAATGTAGTAGATGTTAAATCTATTTTGTCTGACATATCTATACCAACCGTACATTTAATTCCTTTTAAATCTGGAATAGTTTCTACTTTACACTTATTCCATTTTTCCATATCCATATATGGCTTATTCTTTTTTTGATTAGTCCATAAATTACATTGTTTTGTTAAATATTCTATTCTCTTATCTGTTCTTTCTTTAGCAGTTTTCAATTTATCCTTTAGTTTATCTAAACCTACCTTGTAGGTACTAACGATTGGATTAGCTTTAACTAAATTTAATATATCAAAAGGGTCATCCCCTTCATCTATTTCGCAAATCATCACAAAATATTTATCATCATTTATATCTATATAGGGACTAAGTATTTTTGAGCAATGATCATATTCTTCCTTACATGGGCAAAATATTTTTCTTCCTGCTGTTGTTATTATTGCAATAAGAGGATTATACCTTGTACCCATACCACTTTCCATAACTTCGACAGGTTCACTAGTATCAAACAAATGATATTCGTCAATTACTGCTAGTTGAGGATTATACGAATCTCCTTTTCTTAAATCTTCTTTTGTAAATATTGTCATTATGCTATTGCTTTTTCTATGCAGTATTTCATTTGTACTTTCTCTTATTTTAAATTTTCTTCTTAAAATTTTATGACCTCTTATCATATTACATGCTTCATTGAATACTGCTTTAGCTTGCTTACTTACTGGAGCTAAACAATATACTTCAGAGCCTAAAACATGATATGGTGCTAATTCATAGGTTGTCATTCCAGCTAAAGTTTGCGACTTAGCGTTTTTTCTTCCTACCTGCTCATAAAATCGTTCAAATCTTCTATATCCTGTTTCTTTATTAATCCATCCATATACATTTCCTAAAACAAATTTAATAAATATATGTGATTTTATTTTTGTACCAGCTAAAGGTCCCTTACTATGTTTAAATTCCTCTAACCACGAGATAGCTCTTTGACCTTCATCTTCATCAAAATAATAAGGAAATTCCTCTGTATTTTCTCTAGACAAATCATTTAAAAATCTCTTACAAGCCCATTTATGTTTTTTACAAGCTATTATTTTTTCATCAAGTATTCTATTGCAATACTCAACTAGCTGTCCTCTTAAACTTAAAAAATTATCAAACTCAGTTGAATAATGGATATGTTCATCTAATTTACTATTAAATGTCTCCATATTTATCATTTAACTCTTTTTCATCATCACTGATTAATTCAGTATTTATTTCAATTAATTTTTGCCTACTTGCTGGAGTTAATCCAAACTCCACCGAGTGTTTTTTTATTAGTTCAGAGTACTTAGTTTGAATTCTTATATATGGACTTGGAACTTCTTTAGTACTTCCATTTTTATTTGTTTCCATAACAGTTAGTGGTGAAGTATTTAATGCAATTGTAGATTCTATAAATTTATCAAAAGCATCCGAAAGTACTGCTAAAGTATGAACATCTAAATTAGCTAATACCTGAACAGGCTCTAATTCTTTTGCTATCTCCTTAAATATTTTCTTACTTCTTTTATTTAACCATGTCGGTGGTCTTATTTTATCTTTTGGAAGTTCCCCTAAAATCTCTTCTTGTTTTTCTCTAACTTCCTTTTCGTCTTTAGTTAAATGTTTTTTTAAAGTTTCTGTTTTTTGTCTAGGTCTAGCCAAAAATATTCCTCCTTTCTAAAAGATAACAATTATTACTTGAAAATAAAAAATCCCCCTTTTACTCTGTAAAGGGAATTTTTCGTTTACTTGAGTGGGTCGCTGGTCTAGGAAACTTCCCCAAAACCTCCACTATAGGGGGGCGTACCTAGTAGCCAAGTCCCTTAGCACCTCTTGCATAGCCTTACGCTCTTGTATGCCTTGCTTGTATACGCTATGTATCATGGCGTGAGTAGCTTCACTAACAGGTATGAGGTTTGTACTCTCTAGTCTAAGCTCCCAATTCTTATTTAGTTCTTCTATGTGATGTACTACACTAGCAAATACATCTTCTCTTCCATTTATATAATATTCATATAAATCAATTCCTTTGTGATCTCTTAGAACTTCTTCTCTCTTCTGCACCCATTCCTTAGTCTTGTAAAATTTATGTTCTTTAGTATTTTTTCTTTCTTTATCATACTGTTCGTTATAAATTTTCTTTTCTATTTTTTCTATTTTTTTATGTTGAGTACAATAAACTTCTGTTTTATCTATTAAATTATTACACCCAATTTTTCTACAAATTCTCTTAGGCATACTATTCTCCTTTTTGCAAGTTTGAAGTTCCAATCTATCATATTGAGTTTAACTATATAGGAAATTGTGTTAAATTCACACGTACTCCTCAAAGCACTTATATCACTAGCTTTCTTCTCTTTCTCAATTATCAATTTAACATTATCTCATTATGTTAAGTTAAAGCTTGTTTTTAACAGATTTAAGCTATAAAAAACTCATATCTTTAACTGATTTATCTAGTTCATCTTGAAGAATTCCAATATATCTTAATGTAACTCTTTGGTCACTGTGATTGAAAATTTCCATCAACTTTACAATATCTTTATGAGATTGATAATGCCAATATCCAAAAGTTTTTCTTAGCGTGTGACAAGATATATGAATGTCAAAGAGCTCACCAAGTTCTATTAGAATTTGATAAGCTCTTATTCTCGTTATAGGATTATTACTGCCTTCTCTACTTGTGATTAAATACATGTAGTTTTCTTTTCCTTTGCAGTACTGATTTAATTCACCTCTAAGTTCTTTATTTATATAAAACTTTTTATTTTTTCCAGTTTTCTTTTCTATTATTGAAATATGTGAATGTCCTCGAACATCTCTAACTCTTAATCTAAGAATATCTGATATCCTTAACCCTGTATGTATTCCAATAAAAAATAAAATATAATCTCTTTTGTTTTCTCTTTTTAAATATCCTAAAATATCTTTTATTTTTTTCTTACTTCTAATAGGCTCAACACAATTCAATTACATCACCTTCACCTTCTCTCTACAAATATAAAAAAGCACTCAATTGAGTGCTTTACTTATTATCTAGCTTATTATTTATATCACTTAAAAGTTTTATTATTAAAAAGTTTTGCTCAGTTATTGCTCTTAAACAACTTATTTTTGCTATATCTTCATCTTTGCCAGTAATACTTATTCCAAAATCCATTAAACCTATTCCGGATAATCCTGTTAATATATCCCTAACACTTTCTTTATCTTTTAATTCTAAATTTTCAAGTCCATATTGCTTCATCTTTTTATTTAATTTTTCTAAATTCTTTTGTTGTTTATCATCTTTTCTTCCACTAAATAAACCCATGACATTGCTCCTATCTAAATAATATTATTTTATATATTATTCTTCATAAAAGACAATATTCCTTTTTATCTATTTTGTTTCCAAGCCCCTCTACTTCTCCTGTATGTATGTCCCTCCTGCATTAACTTTGAAAAATCTAGAGTACTTTCTTCTTTAAATTCTATTAGTTTTTTCTTGTATTCTTCATCCTTAGTTAATCTAACTAAATTATTAACTAACATATAGTTTCTAGGTAGCTGCTTCTTAATCGCTAGATCTATAAGTAACTTCCCAGTATTAAAATTTTTAATATGTGTATGTCCATATTTAAATTGTTTTTCTATATTTATAACTATAAAATTATTACATACAGGAACTATTATATATTCTTCTTTCTTATATACCTGGTTCATAAGTTTCACCACCCTTATTTTTTTATGAATAGAATCTCTTAGACTTTTCTAAGTATGTTATATGTATTTATTTTATTTAAACAAATACATAATAAAAAAATATGACAATGAAATATAAACTAATGTACTAATAAAATTTAATACTCTATCTCTTATCTTCTCTTGTGTAAATGTTTGTATAAGTTTTATTACTACATTTAAAGTTGTTATAATCAAACCCATCCAAGCCAATATTTTCATAATATCACCTTCTTTTTTTCGTAAATAAAAAACACCTGAAGTTTTAACTCCAAGTGCTATCAAACATTTTTATATATCTATATAAAGTCATTCTGCTAATTCCTAATATCTTAGCCATATCATTTTTAGTTATTTCTTTTTTTAATACTTTTTTATAATACTTTTCAAAATCTTTTGGAAGAGTAGCTTTTGGTCTGCCTAACTTCACTCCATTGGCCTTAGCATTTTTCAATCCTTCTTTTACTCTTCTTTGTATTTTTTCACGTTCTTTCTGTGCTACATATCCCATTATAGAAATAATCATGTCTTGTAATACAGTATATAATAGTTCATCATTTATGCCTTGTAATATAGGAAGGTCTAATATTACTATTTTAATTTTTTTGTCTTTAAAATATTGAAGTTCTTTTTTTATTTCATCATAATTTCTTCCCAGACGATCTAATTCTTTTATTACAATAACATCTCCAGGTCTAACTACTTGTTTCATTATTTTATATTGAGGTCTATCAAAATTTTTTCCAGATATTTTATCCTCAAATATACATTCAAATTTTATATTATTATCTTTCTCATAATTTTTTAGAGCATCTAATTGTCTAGCAATATTTTGACTTAAAGTTGAAACTCTTAAATACCCATATATTTTACTCATATTATCCCTCCTAGTATAATTTTATTATACTATGTAACATAAAACTTTTAAATCTTTATGTTACATTTAAAGAGGTTTATAATTGAGTTTTTATGTTAATTCATTGATATATATACATTGTAAGTAACATATAAAATATCTATAGTTTTTTGATACATAAAAAACACTAGTTAGATAATAACTAGTGTTTTTATGGAATTTTGTTGGCGTAAATATTTATTTTTCTCACAATATAATTATAACATTTATTCTTAATTTTAAAATTCATTTTTAATGCATTTTTAATGCACGTTTTTTAATAGTTCTTCCCATCTTGCAACATCTTCTACCAGCCTTTGTCTTTGTCTTGTAGCTGTAGATTGTGCCATCCCTAGTTCTTCTCCAACTTGCCAATCCTTTTTACTCTCTCCATACTTTAACTTTAAAAATGATTTATCTTCTTCACATAAGTCTTTTACATTAAGTTCAATTATTATATTGTCTGCTTCTATGCTTCTTATTTCTTCTTCTAGTTCACTTATTTCTTCTTCTTTTCTTGCCTTTTCTTTTATAAGTCTATCATTAATTCTTATAAGTGTTCTTTCCGCATAGCTTGAATAATCACTTGATGTTTGTACCTTTTCTTCATATGTTATTGCTCTGCTTTCTTCTGGAATATCAATATCTACATTTTTTATTTTTCTCTCAATCTCCACTATCTGATTTTTTAATAAAATTATCTTTCTTTTCAAGCTTTCTATTTTTCTATCTTTTCCAAAATAATTGTATAGCTTTTTTTCAGTCTTTCTAAAAATATCTTTATCTATCATAAATTTCCCCCATTATTTTTTATCTATTTCTATTAGATCTGGTCTATTTAATTTTTCAGTATCTTCTTTTGTATTGTCTTTAACTACAACTAAAATTAATGCTTCTAAAAAAATTACTATTCCAGATATAACAACCAATGCTGCTAATGCCCACGCCATCAATTACACCTCCTCAGAACTTGTCCACTAAGGCTATATATAATTTTATTTTTAAAATCTATTTTTGCTTTTACTCTTTTTCCTTCTTTTAAGTAGATGCAAGATACTCCATGTACATAATCTTCCTCAAACAGTTTTAATTCTCCATCTAGTAACTTATTTAGTTTTTCCCTCCATTCCACATCCTTCTCCCCCTTAAAATCCTTATATATGTTCCATTATTGATTTTCTTATATCTATTAATTCCTTTATTCTTTTCTTATTTCTTTTAGAGCCTTTGCGCTGTTCTTTTAATATTTCTTTTCCTAAATTGCAATATTTTTTAGCATTCATCTTATAGTAAGAATTATCTTTTACATCTTTCCAATTCCTATATTTAATCATCTTATACCCTCATTTTTAGTTCTTGGTACTTCCAACCCTTACTCTCTTTTACTACTCCACCTTTAACTACTTCTTTTTTCTCCTTCTTCTCTTTTTTCTTTTCCTCCATTTCTTCTCCCCCAAATCACTATCATTTGAATGTCATATGAGAATATGATTTTATAACAATACTCTCATATGACATTAGTATCTATTAAATTAATATCCCTGCTCCTGTCTCCTGTAGTTTTCTTTATGTTTCTTTAAGTAAGCTTCTTGTAACTCTTCTAATGTAAATCCCATCATTAAAATGCTATATGCTAATTCTACAATAACTATTAACCATTTTTCTTTTTCTGCATATTGAAATAATAAATTAAATTGAATTATTAATTTTTCTCTCAATACAGTGTAATCACTTTCTTTTTTTATATCTAAACCTTTTGAAATCATATTGTTTGTCTTTTCCAGCTTTACAGTTTCTATATTTTCTAAATTTATAATACTTAATATAAAATGTAATACATCTGCTGCTTCATCCAAAATACGTTCCTTGCTTTCTGGTCCCTTATTGCTCCAATATTTAAAACAGCGTGTTGCATTTGCTAATTCAGCTATTTCTACCTTTAAAGCTAAAATTCTACTTTTTAAAAACTTTTTATCATACGGATCTCCTAATTCTTTTTCTTTAGATATAAAACTGTCTAACTTTTTTTGCATACTTGCTAACTTTATTAAATCCACAACTGTTCCCCCTATCCTATATGTGCCATACCACAATAAAAATCTCTTATTAAAAAGCTTTCTTTATAGTGTTTTGATTGAACTGTTATAAAGTTTTTATTTTTACTTATAACCTTTCCTCTAAGCTTATTTATTTGCTTGTATTCTCTAGTTGTAATTAATACTTTTTCTCCAATATTAATTTTAAAATTAAATTCTTTCATTTTTCTTCTTCCGTTACTCTCTAGTTTTGCTTCTGCTCTAAGCATTTTTATATCTCTACTTTCTTTTTTATTTAACCCAATTGTTTTAGCTTTCGCAGCAACAGCATTAACACTCCTATTAAGTTTTCTTGCTAATTTTTCATAAGTCATTATATTAATATTATCTTCTAAAAATCTCTCTTGTTCTTCTGTCCAAGTCTTTTTCCCCATTTTCTTTTCTCCTTTCTTTCACTATAGCTATAGCAAAATTTACTGCATGCCCTTTGTTGTATAATCTTATAACTTCATCTATCTCGCTTTTCAATTCCATATACTCATCTCCTAAAATGGTGTATCTTCTCCATCATTTACTGGTATTACATCAGGATCCAAATATTCTTCACTTGAACTAGAACCAGTACTTTGACTACTATTTTTAGAATCTAAGAACTGTACTTCATCAGCCACTATTTCAGTTATATATCTTTTATTTCCATCTTTAGCTTCATAGCTTCTAGTACGTATAGAACCACTTACCCCAATTTTACTTCCTTTTCTAACATAGTTTGCTGTGTTCTCCGCTATTTTTCCCCAAACTACGATAGGTAAAAAATCTGCTTCTGGTTGGCCATCTTTTTTATATCTACGATTTACAGCTAATATAAATTTAGTTACTGCCTTGCCAGCTCCTGGTGTAAATTGCAGTTCTGGATCCTTAGTTGGTCTCCCAATAAGTACAACTCTATTCATTGTATTTCCCCCTACTTTTCTATATAATTTGAAACATGTTTTATAACCATATTTATAGTGCCATCACCATTTCTCTTTATTTCAAATCTGCTATTATCGTTATAAGCATCTTCATTTAAATAAATATCTATATCCTTATCAATTTTAAGTCTTATTCTTTTAAACTTCTTATCCACCCATTCTTTATCTACAGCTACTTTTTCAACTCCGCCTTCTTCTTTAATAAAATTTACAAAGCTTTCTTTACCAACCGTTTCATCTCCAAACAACTCTTCAGCAATTTCTTTTACGTCAAACTCTTCTTTCTCTTTTAATTTATCTTTTATAGTCTTTCTAACCTTTTCTTGCATTTCTGCATTTTCTTTTAAATTTGTCCTTGTCCATCTTTCTGCTGCATGAACAAAACTTTTTGTTAAATCTCTTTCGTTATTTATTAATTTGCATCCTAAATAATAGTTTGTAAAATAACTAGATCCATATTCTTCACTTTTCTTATTTTTAGTTTGTTTATCTATGACCATAAGATCATATTCATTATCATCTCTAATTGGCTTAATAAAAGCACATTTATTTATTTTTTGCCCACTTGCTGGTAATCCTGTATGTTGTGAAATTATATTAATATCTATTTTTTCATCTATAACCTCTACTGTGTGAAAATAACTTTTTACATAATCCATTTTCATAACTCCAAGCATTGAACCATACTCTGTAGATATATGAACCACAACAAAGTCACATGATGATATACTTCCTTTTGACCTCATGAGTATAAACATTTGTTTTGCAAGCTCTTTTGAAGCTTCTAAAAAATCACACTCTTTATTTAAAAATTCCTGTGAAATATCTTTAACAATATTTCTTTCCTTATTAAAAACAGCATATTTAAGTTCTTCATCTTTAAAACATTTTTGTATATGCTTAGTTAAAAATGTATATACCTCATCATTTAACTCTAACTTATAACCATTTAAAATTGGTTCATCAGCATTGTTATCAAGAACATGTACCACAGCTTCATTTATGGTTACGTCATTTATATACTCCATTACTTTTCACTCCTTTTAACATTAGGATCTATCAATTTTAATTGAAGCCCCCTGAAGGATAACCCCATGAATTCGCTACTTATATGATGCTTTAACTCTTCTTTTGCTCCAGTTACATCTAAATCTTTCTTAAAGTCTTCTAAGCTTTTGTTATTGTTAAAGCTAACTTCCATGTTGTTTTTCACATTTCTATTAACTTTTTTTATTTCTTTAGTTATTACTGCTCCAGTTGTAACTATTGCTGCTGCATTTACTAATAATGCAATTGCTACTATGTTCATTTATATTTCCTCCTTTAATTTTTGTAAACATTCCTTACAAATGTTCTTGCCTTTATAGTTAATTACATCTCTAGCATTTCCACAGAATATACAAGCTGGCTGATACTTCTTTAAAATTATCTGTTCTCCTTCAATAAAAATTTCCATGCTTGTTTCATTTTCAGCAATATCTAAAGTTCTTCTTAATTCTTTTGGTAAAACAACCCTGCCTAGCTGGTCCACTTTTCTAACTACTCCTGTATTTTTCATTTTTAATCCTCCTATTTACATTTTTATATTAAATTTTAGGCTATCGTACTAAACATATAATTTTTATTAGTCTACTTCCTCATTTAACCATTCCAATTGTGCTTTATGTCTTTCTTTCCACCATGCTAAATCAATATCATAATTTTCTTGTATATATGCAATTATCATTTTGAGAGATTGTTCTTCAGCACCTTCTTGTACATTAAGCTCTTTATTAAACCACTCATATCTTTTCATATTTTACCCTCTTATTTTGCATAAAGTATGCCACCCATACATGTCTTTACAATCTCCATATTCTCATAACCTTCTTTTTTCCAATTTAAATTTCTAACAAGATTATCTACATCTTCTCTATCTATTCTTAAAAGTTGTTCTATCTCATCCTTGTGATAATATTTCTTGCTAAATAATTTAAATAGCTTCTTTTGCAAATACAGCTTAGATCTAACATCTAGTGCATATCTACTATGTTTAGAGCATAAACATACTTTATTTATTGGTGCTTGTGACATTACACTGCATTGATTTCTTTTTATTATGTCATGTACCTTTATGTCTAAATTTTTTCCACAAACCTTACACTGTTCCATTATCAAATTTCACCTTCCTTTATTTTTGCGAATTAAATTTCATGAAAACTAACCAATGCGTCTTTGCTCTTTTATTTCCCAATAAAGGTTTATGATCTATAACCTTTAAAATTTCTTTTAGCTTTATTTGTTCCTCATTCCACT